CTTCACTATTAAACACATAATCAGTATCATGTAATAATTGTACATCATTTTTATAAACTAATACTGACTTATCACTTAATTCACTTAACGAAAATGTATTTGTTAATGCGTAATATGGATTACCCGGATCTCCTACTGTAATTGATGTTTTTTTAGAACCGCCTGCACCCACCATATCGGTAAAATAAAAAGGCATACTTTTAGTTTTATCTTTATTAATTCTTCTAAGAACTTCATCCACCATATTAGCTGGTGTTCCATCCATTCCTAAATTTTTAGCTTGTTCTATAAATTGTCTTTTAAATTTACCATATTCATTTTGAGAATATCTTATTGCTTTAACTATATTATTCTCTTTGTTGCAAAGATGATATATAGCAAGATTTGTTAATCCTGAATGCTGTAAAAATTTTCTACCATATTTAGAAATAATACCTAAATCTCTTAAATTATTACTACCCGGTGAAACCCCAATAAATCCTGGAACTTCTTCCACAATTGAATTAACGTGATCTCCTACTTGTCCTAAAGTAAATGTAGATACTTTGTTGTTTAATGGATTAGATTCAAGATTTTTAGGAAATTCATAATATCCATTTGTATTTTTCTTTGTAGCACTTTTAGTTTTTAAAATAACTATATCACCTGCTATTAAATCTTTTGTAAATCTAATATATGCAATACCATTAATTCTATTAATAGCATAATCAATTGTATCTCTTTTAATTTTATGATTAACAAAAACTTTAACACTTAAATCATTTATATCGCCACTTCTTTCATATACATCTACTGCAAAATCATTTACTTGCGTAGACACATCATATTGTCTAATAACTCTTTGACTGCTTTTAACATCTGCAGTTTCCCAGCCAGATATAACTTTAAAAGTAGCTAAATCAGAATATTTTCTTAACAAACCCGTATTAGTATCAATTGTTGTTAATGTATCTGCTGTTTGATAAGAAAATGTTTCATTTATTAAATTAAAATTAAAAACAATGTCCCCCATATTAGTGACACTTTGATATGTTAAAGGAAATCCTAATTCTGTATCATTAGTTCCTGTTCCTTCTTTATAACTAAAAATTTTATTTCCAGGAAAATTTGTACTTGTATAAGTTGTTGTATTTGCATAACTTATACCATTACTATCAAATAAATCAAATAATGGAGATTGATTTACTTTAGTTTTTGATTGTGTTATTTTCCATTTTGAACCATCATAATAATACATTTTACCAATGTTTTTTGTTCCATTTTTAATTAAAACAACATCATTAGTATTTGGTGTAGTATCTGCGGCTTCTTGAAGAGCAATTTGTTTTGTAGCAACACCATTTGAAGTTATGGTTATAATTTTTACAGTATAAATTTTATTATTAACAGTTAAATCTGTGTCAGCAGTAAACAATACTCGCATACCTTCTACAAGTAAAGTTCCATCTACATAGTATCCTATAGAACCTTCAATAGTTGACATTACATCTGTTGTTGCTGTATCTATTAAGTCAATACTATCTTTAGCTTTAGTTCCGTATTCATGTAATTTTAATCCCGCTTCAAATTCTATAACAGGACGTTTAGCTCTTAAACTTTCATCAAATGTAGGGATTTCTTGATTAACTTTTGCACTTGATTCTATTACTGATTTATGAGTCCATCTATTATAACGTGACCAAGGATTTTTATCTAAAGATCCTTTATTAATTACAACATAGTCTTTTGCAATTGCATAAGTTGTTGCTGTTCCAAAACCTACTCTGTCAAATTTTTGTGTATCAAATGGAACGTCAAAAGTTTGAGAATAAATGCTTGAAATTTCTAAATCTTTTTCATTTATTAATTGAATAGCAGTACCTACACCTTCAACATACCAATCATCCGATGCATATTTTGTTGGCGTTACATTACCAATAAAATGAACTTTCATTCCATTTGAAAGTTCTGTTCCATCAGTAAGAGTATAAGTTTTTTTACCTATAACATCTGTATCTACGTTTATGTAAGTATTTTCACTTATATTATGAATTCTTAATTCTCCAAATACATTAATGTCATTACTTGCACCATAATACAATAAATCTGGAGCTGATTCTGGAACTTGAAAAGCAACTAATCCTGATTCTACTTTTTGTGCTGAAACACCGTTAGTATAAAGATAGTCATCACTTAATGATCTAACAGTTTTAATTGTAAAAGGTAAACCAGCTGTAGATACATCAAAAATATAAGTTTGACCTCTATATAATTTTAAATTTGGATTTTGAGTTAATCCATCAGGTGTAAACAAATACGCATAGCTATCTACATTATTTTTAACTTCTACAGTATAGGTACTTGTAATATTTTGTTGTTGTCCGGCAATTGAAATAGTTAGTGGACCATAAGGCATCCAATAATATTCTCTAAAATTATAAAACTTGTCCCAACAAATATGTGGAGACCAAGCATAGAATTCTTGTTTATTAAGAATACTATGATCATCTGCATTACCACCTAATGCTTTAATTTGATTAATATAGTCAATATAATCTTTATGAAATACTGTTTGTTCTAAATTATCTTTAATTAATGTAGAAGGCTCTAATTTATAATTTTCTCTGTCAGCTGAAACTTCAGGTACATAAACATCACTAGTAGTATGTGCTTTACTAGATTTTCTACCATAATAAGCAGTTAATTTTTGGACCGATCCAGGAGATAATAATTGATCTAAAGTACTATGAAGGAATTTTTCATTTACCGGTGTTCTAAAATACCTGGGTAAAAACTCAGACGTCTTGCGTAAAGAGTTTGACTCATCTCCTGCGGGTAATGGAAATTCTTTTTGATCTTTATCGTATGCCATTAGTATCCACTTCCAGTGCTGGTCCCAGTTGTATTACTTGTCACTCCAGTACTGGTTGAGGATGTAGTTGACACAACTTTGCCAGATGCTTTAATTTTAGCCGCCGTCACGGCATCTATAATTTCTATATTGTCTAAGGTTGCCCCACTAACAAAGATTTCATCATTTTCTGATTTAACTTCATAAAGACTACCAAAACTTTGTGTAGATTCATTAGGGACAATAATGAAAGTTGAAATATCTGGAGCTAGTTCATTCATTACATATGTACTCAATTCTGAAAAATAAAATGTATCACCAAAATCCCAATGGTCTAATTCAAAGAATTGACCAATAGCTGTTAGTACTCTACTTTTAATATCACTATCATTTGTAACTTCTAAAGCATTTTTAACAATTTTAAATGAGGCTTGTAAATCTGTTTCAGCTTGAGACCCAAATAAAATTTTATATTTTACAGGATGATATATAATTTCATCACTAATTGATTTTATAGAATTAAGTTGTGTGCTGTAACTAGTATACAATGCATCACTACTAGGTGGTAAAGGTTTTGTAGTAAGTGTACCGTTTAACCATTGTCTAAAATTTATATCAAATGTTTTAGTTACCATATATAAATCCATAATATTAGTTGAACTAGCATCTAATCGTGTATTACTATCTACAGTATGTACATATTGAAATTTAAGTTTGTCTCGACCTACATGAACTTTATAATTTGTTGTATCTGTAAGTGTATTATTAGTACCATTTACTATTTTAAATGCATCATCATCTATCAAATAAATTATACTATCATCAGTATAGGTACTATATGCTCCTATAGAGCTATTATTTTGTCTTACAAAAATAAGTTCTGCCGTAGCATTAATATATCTCCATTCTTCTATATTATTAGAAGTATATTTCTTTTGGAAAATATATTTCGTAGAACTGTTTACAGAAGAAGCAACGACGTCATCAAATGCAGTTGGGTTATCTACAATACCATCTTGATCTGAATCATAATGCGTTAATTCTATTTTTTTACTGTCTACATAGCCATCTGTATTTCTATATTCTTTTGTAATATCAAATGCAACTTCATTATTCATAGGTGTTATTACATCTGGAGCAGTGTTTATGCTTAATACAGAAATTCTGTCTTGTAATATTTTTCCTGATTTATAATCAAAATTTCTATCTGCACTATCATAAAAGAATCTAATTTCTTTATCACTTTCAAATACATAACGCATACCTCTTGACGTCATTGTATACGTTTCTCCATTGTTAGTAAATTTAAGAAGCCAACTTGCATCTAATTGTGCATTACTAGTATCTCCTGTTTTTCCTGTACTAAACGCACCAAAAAGATTTAAATTATTTTCATCTACAAGTTTCCATTTTCTAGTAGACAAATCATATCTTAATCCAAAAGTTTTATATGCAAATATTTGATCAATTATTTGTGTTTTAACATCAGTACTTAGATACTTGTTAAATTTAGGAATAATTTGTGTTAATATTGCAGTACTTGGTATAATATCATTAAATTTAATTGCACCTGAACCATCTGCAAGGTCAGTTGTACCATCTGTAGAAACACTAACTACTCCTGTCCATTTATAAGTAGATGCTCCGGCATGGTCCGCCGCACCCGCCATTAATGTTCCATCAGACATAATATGATAGCCTGTTGGTGCTTCAAATTTACAAAGAGCACCAGCTTCAATATATTTTAATTGACTTGCTGTATATGTTCCTACTTGATATTTTGTTGAATTTGCATCTTGTAAATTACCTGTACTTTGATTTGTTGCTTTAGATACTTGAGTCCATACTGGATTAATATCAGTTAATAAAATTTTTGGAAATTTATCAGTATAAAAGTTATAAACTCTTTTAGTTGACAATCCTGGTTCAATTGTATTAATAAGATTTCCTTCAATGTCTGTTCTTGTAGTAAAAGTAAATGTACCTAAATCGTCTAATTCTTCTTTATAAATTATTCCATCATTACCATATAAATTAGTATTACTATACTTTCCTGTGCTATCAATTAAATCAAAATATCTAGACACACCGCTTGATACTCTGTTTACTGATTTAACTTTTAAAATTTCTTGATTAACTGCCATAGGAGAAATATTATAATCTTCTGCTGTAACCATTCTATTTTGTGTGTAATACGTAGAAGGTGCATTAGCTCGTATGTTGTCATTTGTTTCACTTATAGTAGCATTGTCTACAGTATATTTTAATGAAAATGCCATTGTTAATGTTTCCGATTTTCCATTTTCACTAATATATGGAATATCTATTTCAACATTTTGCATATCATCTGGAACTATTCTAAATGATCTGTTATCACTTGTTCTATAATAAACTTTAAAAGATCCTTGAGGTAAATTTCCAAAAGTTCCATCAGAAAATTGTAATGATACTCTATCGTCTGTTTTAGTAACTGCAGAATAAATGTTTTTAATTGATTTAATTGTACTATTGTAAACTACATTATTTCCTTCTGTTGCTGAAAGTTTTGTCCAAAGATTAGTTTCAATGCCATTAGCATTTGTAGAATATAACCAAACATCTGTATCATTAATATTTGTAGCATCAATATTAATTGCTTGATTAGAACTTGGAGTAGTAACATTAAAATTACCTACATCCATTATACCTTGTCTAAAATGCATAAAAAATCCAGTATTATTACTACCACTACCTTTACCGTCATCTCTGTGAATCATAGATACTGCTCTACCTGCCAATGGTACTTCTTCTATAATAGATGAATTTTCTGTAGTAGTTGATACTATTTCAAAATCTGTATTTCTTCCATCTACTTGTTTTGAAAAATTAAACACTGGAACATCTGTTCCTATAGAAGCAAATCTATATGTATTTGTAGGTATACCATCTATCGTATCTTTTTTAACTGGTTTCCCAAATTTTTCATTAACTGGTAATGCAGAATTTAAAACTTTTACAAATTGTTCATACCAATTTACATTACCAGGATCATTCCAAGTAACAGTTTGTCCTGATAGATTTAAATTATTACTATCCATTATATTTTCTGTAGTAGAAACTGTTTCTACTTTAATAATTCCATTTGCCGCTTGATTTCTTCTAGCATTATAACTTAATAGTCTAGCTAATCTTAAAACTGATTCTCTTCGTTCAGATAATTCTATAAAATTTTCTCTTGCATTTAAGTCTATTCTGTAAGCAATATTTTGACCTAAAAACGCAATCATATCTATTAATGCAAGATACTCACTTGATTCTATATAATCGTTAAAATCTTCTGGATAATTTTGTCTTATGTAATTAATAAGCGTTCTACGAATTGTATCAAAATCGTAACTTTTAAACTCTGCATTTCTATAAGATTGATAAACTCTCTCCCAATCTTCTGCTAATAACAATCTATTTTGTCTATTTGTAGATGACATTATTTTCCTTTAGGTTTAGGTTTAACAACCGTATGGACTGTACCATCGGTATGGGTTATTATTGTAGTAATATAACTATTTGACGCTGTATATACAAAACTTGCTATCATTGTTTTATCCTGTTTTAAACATATTTATTTGTGTTAGTTAACTGCTCTGTTAATTTATTAACCCAGCCTCCTCATCAAATTTCATCATCATTGCTTCAGATATGTTGTAAGCAAGATAAGTTAAATCACATTCAATTTGAAGTCCGCTTTCGTATTGAGTTATAACCACATCATTAACTTTTACTCTAGGGTCATAATTGATTATTTCAGTAACATTTTTTGTTAATGCTTCTTTTAAATCATCCGTTAATGGCTCATGAATTGCGTCCCAAATAATTGTTCCAAACTCTGGATTTTCTAATTTTTCCCCTTGAGTAATATGAAAATGATTAATTATGTCTTGCTTAATTAAAGCAATATTATGAAGTGTAAAACTAGTATTATCTGGATTAGCAGTACTAATTCCTTTATAAGATTTTTGGGTAGTTAAAGCCTTATCTTTGTTTTTAGACTTAACTTCAATTTGTTTGTACAATGCTTTTTCTTTTGTGCTCATATAATTATTTAACCTTCAAATTAACCCGTGAATACATCAGGTGATCCTTGTGAAGTATCAGGCCCACAATGCGGTGGGATAGGACATAATGCATCTGGTGAAGCAGAATCTGGTGCGTTATGTACCACTAATTTATTATTGGCAAAAACAGCATTACTTGTTGCTGTTAAAGATCCTCCACCATGACTGTTTGGATCACTATCAACTGATACTAATAAAGTATTAGCAAATACAGTTGTATTACCTGCAACAGTTGTAGATGCTCCACAAACACGTGAATCTGTATCTCTATGTACTGGTATAGTCATAATATTAAGTCCTTGCGTTTTTAAATGTATCTGGTATAGGTGTAATCTCTAGATCATTTTTAACTGTTTCTGTTTTATCTCTATCTGTTAATGTACTTTTAAATGCTACAGGGTTTAAATTTTCGTGTTGTATCCACGGTTCATGCTGTGGTGAACGTTGTGCTAATATAGGTAATTCTTCATGTCCAGGTAATTTATGCGTAGGAAGTTCTACAGCCTGTATGGCTATACCCGCCGCAGGACCATTCATATGAATTTCTGGTGCAGTCTCTAAATGATTACCACCTGAGTTAATATGTGATCCTCCTCCTGATGTAATTTTTGTTTCACCTGTTGAATTAACTTCTAAATTTCCTGTTGTTGTAATATATGTTCCTTCACCTACTACAAGACTAGTTTTTGAAGCAGATTCAATTTGAATTTTTCCTTTTGTATCTTTTTCAGCAGTAGTTTGTCCACTTGCTTTAATGTTTATATTTCCACCTGCTTCCATAGTAATATCTCTATCTGCTGTTAAGTTAAAATCATTTTTTGTATGAAAACTTATACTATCTTCTGCATATACATCTACTTTTCCATCAGAACTTAATTCTACCCAGGAAGTTCCTTTTGCATTACCTATATAAATTAAATCTTCTGTATTGTGAAATAAAAGTTGATGACCTGTTCTAGTTCTTAATCTAATTAATTCATTATGAGGTAAACCTGTATCTCCGTCATCATCTCCTAACTCTAAATTAGAATAATCTGAAGGACCTTCACTTGCACTAGTTTTTCTAATAAATTTATCGTCCCCATCATCCATTACAAAAGTACTTCCACCTAATCTCGATAAATTTGACGAAGCAGTCTTTTTATCTAAAGGTCCAGGAGTACTAATCCCAAATACAGAAGAAGGAACTTCTCTTCTAGCACTACTTGTTGTTATTCCTCTTGTTTCATCTGCTAACAGTCCTTGAGTTTTTAAAACATTTTCTAAATCTTCATTAACAGGTTTTTTCAAATTAACCATATTAGCTTTATTTGTTGTTTGAGTGCCCCAACGAACTTTATTATGTTCTACAACAGGAACCTTTTCGCCACCTGCTCTTTCCTCTGGATCTATATCTGTATTAGTAGTTGCTGAATGTCCAGGAATCATAAAATTCATTAACTCTTGTTGTACACATCCAAACCAATATGCTTTGTTAATATGACCTTCAACAAATATAACCATAACAATATTTCCTACGTCAGGTGGAACAAACCACATTCCATAACTTTGTTGACTATGTTTATAACCTACATTATTAGATACAGAACTAGGAGATGTTGCACCATAAAAAGGATACAAATATTTTGCAGTTACTCTTTGACCCGAAGCTTTAGAAACATTTCCTGATCCAGTGCTTTTTAACAATTCTACTTCAAGAGATCCATTATATTTAGGATCTAAAACATTTCTAACAATAGCTTCATATGGACCTGGATTAAGTCCTACGTTCATTTGCTTTGATGATCTTCTATCTATTTTTCCCATTATCTACTCATCCTACTTTTGCCTTTAAAAGGTTTTTGCTAATAATCTTTTTTCTCTTCTAGCGATTCATCGCCTACAGCATATACATCTCCTGTTGACGTTTTTATATTTGTACTCCAGCCACCGTGAGGATTTGGCTTATCAGCTTTTTTGATATTGGCTTTTGTTCCTCTTTTAACTTTAACTTCTTGATTTCTAACTCTTAACATTGATAAAATTTGAACAAATTTTCCTGAATTAAATTCATTTTTAACTTGCCAAACTCTATACAAGCCACTGAATGCTCCTATTTTTTGAGTTTTATCTTTTGCTGATGCTGTAGGAAATGCCATTTGACCTCCTGTTTCATCCATTGCATAATCAAATGGAGTTCTAAAATTTAATTTACATAAAACTTGACTAGTTGTAAAAGGTGCATCACCATCTGCATCTGCAAATCCTTTTACTGTGCCTTCGTCGTTTATAGATACGTAACCTGATGGTTGAGTATAATTACCTAGTCCACTATTAGGCAACCAATATGTATCTCCCATTATAGTTAAGTCACAAGATACTAAATCAACACTACTATTGATAATAACATCATTAAAGTGTCTAGCAACTCTTGCCGCTGGCGTTTCATCTTGAGAGCCATACCCTTCCTTAGATTCTCCTTGTTGTGTTGCAAACCCTTCTCCAATGACAGCTTTATCCATTGAAGAGCCAGTACCAGTTTCATATGTACCTTTACTTTGTAGTACTCCACCTTTAGACATTGATGTTTGATTGGCAGGAGTATCTCCTTTATCCGCAGGCACAGGTTGATAGAATGCAAACTTAAATGAAAGATCAAAATCTAATACATCTAAATTTTGTCCTGTATAATAATAATTGTATGCTTTTTTAACTTGGTTGTCTAATGTTGCAACAGCATTTGCTTGATCAGTTGGTGATAAAAATATATCAGATATAACTTTGTATACTATTAAAGTATAAGCAAATATTTGTGGATGTCGACCAGTAGCTTGAGCTATAGCAGAATCTTGCATTTGAAATACTTTAGGTTGTACTCTAAACCAATCAGTTTTTCCTGGCTCTGATTCTTTTTTAGCAATACTATGACCATAATCACTTAACAATATTACTTGTTCTATAATATCACTAATTGGTGTTCCTCCTAAAAAAGTAAAATGTTTTGAAGAAGCATCAAAAATAACTTTATTTCTATGATAAAGTTTATTCTTTTTATCATACAAATAATTTAAACCTCCAACATCAACCGATTGATTTTCAGATTCAGGATCTGGGAATGCTTTTCCTAAAGCTTCATAAAAACTATCATCGGTAACCATTTTAGCTTTTCCTATGTTATTACCTGTAAATGCCGCAACTCCAAAATCAGATCGACCTCTTGCTTGAGTTACTTGAATTCCATTACCTAAACTTTGACTAACATTTAATTTGCCACCGAATATTGTTTCTATTGTTTTATTTCTAGTTGGAACTTTTGACATATTATTCTGCCATTCTGTTTTTCCCTTGCCTTTATATTTTAATGTTGCTTGTTCTACTTGAATTTCTCCTATATCTGGAGCAGTTCTTTGTGTAATTAATTCATTATCTGTAGGAAACCATATAACATAATCATTTGCTTTTCTTTCTTTCATTGTAAGATAGATATCGTCATACATATTCAAGAGTCCTGCACTACGTCCTGATGTTGCTACTTCAGGTTTAGGAATTCCTCTAAAATTAAGTTGATTCATTAAACTATACTCACCCGATTGTAAAACTTCATGAACAGTTGTACCATCTAATGTAATATCATGTGGAATTTTTTCTACATTACTTGAAAATGCCGCTTCATTCCAAGGTATTGCTGAAACTTCATATGTGGCTCCTCCAGCAGTAACATTAAAATCGGCCGCAGTAATTCTTATAGGAACTATTCTTCTTAATGCACCTTCATCTTTTCCATAACCTAATTGTCCTGCATCATTTTCACCTTTAAAATCTATAATAAGAGCATAAGGAGAATTATAATAATTTGTAGATTTTGTCCCATCATCATCATTGGCTACCATTGCGGCTAAATGCAACGTTTCTAAAAATTTTCCCATACTATAAGGTTCTTTTACAGTAAAAGATACTCCTGTCGCTTGAGTATGT